ATCATAGTGTGACGCATTACGTCAACACCTATGTGAAATTTTTTTTGAGGGGTACACTGTCAAGTGCGCGGAAGCGTGATGTTCCCTCACTTGCCCCGGCGCAGACCGGGGACTTTTTAGGAGAGACGATGTGGCACGAAAGGAACGAGTAAGCAAGGCGCAGATGAAGCGCATTTGTGATGAGCTATGCGATGGGCGATCGCTAACCAAGATTTGTCAGGCGGATGAGTTGCCATCGTGGCGCACTGTGCTCCGCTGGGTCCAAGAGGATGAAGATGCCCACGAGATGTATCGGAAGGCCAGAGCGTTGCAGGCAGAGATTTTGCGCGACCAGATTATTGACTTAGTCGAACAGCCGCTCCCGGACGATCCAAAGCTCGCACAAGCAGAGGTCCAGCGTAGACGACTTGAAGCTGATCAAAAGGACAAGTATGTGAGACAGCTTGCTCCGTTGGGTATTCGCAATAAGGCTGTCGATACTAAGGATCAAATGAGTGGCACGATCACTCTTAAATGGAATGATGCTGAGAGCTAATATAAGGCTCTGTGAGCGGACTTTGCATAAATGGCACATGTTTGTGCCATGTTTGGTACAGGTTCTGAAGCAGGGCTTTGAGTGAAGCGAGAGAGATAAGGTCAATGATGATGCGGGATAGAGAGATTGGACTGGCTGAAATGACACATATAGTAAGTGCTGTGTGGCAGTGGTCTCGCGCACGAGGCTTGAAGGCATGAAGAGATCCGACAACCATGCCCTCCGATTTAACATAATCTACGTTATGCGACACGGACGTTCTAGGATTCATGCGGGTTCCAGCCTTTCGATCGCACCGTTCAGCTACCGATCGGCCACGATCGACACCCGGTCGCAAAAGAAAATTGGACCGACCCAGTCCCCGCCAGACGCCGCGCCGATACATAGCGTATAACTCACCTGTACAGGAGTGTCTTACATTGACTGAGATCCACATTCCATATAGCCCAAGGCCACTGCAGAGAAAACTCCATGACGCTCTTCGCGATAAACGATGGGGTGTCGTAGTGTGTCATCGTCGATTTGGCAAAACGGTCATGGCGATCAACCATTTGCTTCGTGACGCGATCTTGACGGACAAGGCGAACCCCAGGTATGCGTACATTGCGCCGACGTACAGGCAGGCTAAGAACGTGGCCTGGGACTATTTAAAGCAGTTTGGGGGCGCGATCCCTATGGTGAGGTTTCATGAGACCGAATTACGTTGCGATTTGCCAAATGGCGCTCGGATTCAATTGCTCGGCGCGGAGAACCCTGATTCGCTTCGTGGCATTTACCTTGATGGAGCCGTGCTCGACGAGATGGCAGACATGCCGGAGTCCTTGTTTCCGGAAATTATTAGACCTGCGTTATCAGATCGTAAGGGGTGGGCCGTCTTCATTGGGACGCCCCGTGGTCATAATGCGTTCTTTGAACTGTATGAAGCCGCCACTGGACAGCAAGATTGGTTCACGCAGGTATATAAGGCCAGCCAGACTGGGATCTTGGACGACGAGGAACTATCAGCCGCCCAAGCAATGATGTCGCATGATCAGTTTGAACAAGAGTTTGAGTGCTCATGGGTTGCAAACGTGCCGGGGGCTATTTTCGGGAAAGAGTTACAGGAGGCCCAGGAGAAGGGGCGCATCACTGAGATACCTTACGATGAGGGTTACCGGGTTGATACCTGGTGGGATTTGGGGGTTGGAGACTCGACCGCTGTCTGGTTTACCCAAACGATTGGGCGAGCTATCTATGTAATTGATTTCTACGAAAACCGGAATGAGGGCTTGCCGCATTACGCTGGAGTGCTTCAACAGAAGGGATATCTTTACGGGACGCACAATGCCCCGCATGATATTGAGGTCAGGGAACTTGGGTCCGGGAAGTCCAGACGAGAGATTGCTTACGACCTTGGGATTAATTTCCGGGTTGTTCCGAAGCTTCCTTTGGAGGATGGAATCCATGCGGCTCAATTGTTGCTGGCTAGATGCTCATTCGACCGGGCAAGGTGTAAGGAAGGCCTGGAGTGTTTACGCCACTACCACCGGGCTTATAATGAGAAGGCTCGATCGTTCCGGGCAACGCCGGTACATGATTGGAGTTCCCACGGTGCCGATGCCTTTAGGTATCTTGCCGTAGGGTTGCGAGAAAGTAGACAATACGAGCGTCCGCCGCAAATGATCGCGGACTCAAACTATAATCCACTAGGAGTTAGTCTGTAATGGGTAAGATCATCAATCAAATTGGCCGAGAAGTCGGCAAGCTGTTCGGTGTGGATATGAGCGTCCCCGATCTTCCTCCCCCACCTCCAGCGCCGCCAGTCACGCCAAGAGAGGCGATTGACCCAGCGAAATCTGTTAGCGCAGGGACGAAGAAAAAAGTTGCCGCCAGGAAAAACAGAAGTGGGACGGTCCGCACTTCAACGCGAGGCGTGACCAGCGATGAAGCGATTGTCTATAAATCTTTGCTATCAGGAAGCGACAAAGCCGAATGATACGACCTCTTCTGCGGGCTGATGAGCATGAGGCTGATAGGCTGTTCGACCTGATGGTTGATATGGACTATCCGCATATTGCCGATCATGAGGACAAGCTTGAGTACGCAGTGATGTTTCGTTGCATGAATGAAGATGCGACAGCAGGGTATTTCTGGTTTTATCGTTTAGAGGAATTCCATGACAAGTACGCGATGCATGCGATTGTCAAGCCAGAATACCAGTCTCGGTTTTTTTCGCGTACACTCTTGACAACGGTATTCAATTTATTATGGGCTGTTGGTGCAAGTAAGATTGTAGTCGAGTACGACTACCAAGATTTAGCAATTCGGTTAGGTGGATCAGAGACTGACCTTGGTGTAGAGATCAACTTACCGTTTAAATGGAGATCAAGACATGTCAAGAGTAATTCGCAAAGTTGTTAGGAACCCCGTTAAGGCGGTTAAAGAAGTTATCTCAGCGGCTGGTGGGACACCAGACCAACCGGCCCCGGAAGCCCCGAAAGTCGCGGAGCCAACAAAGCCTGCGGTAAAGCCAAAGGAAGCAGTGAAGCCTACGCCATCAACCGGGGCGGTATCCGGTCAATCAGCGGACGCTAGATCTAAAGCCGCACAACGCCGTGGCAGGCGGTCAAATATCATGACTGGATCGCGTGGCGTAAGCGGTAACGTGCAAACCACTAAGAAGACATTGCTCGGAGGCTAGTCATGGATAATCCTCTTGCCCACCATATTTTGCGACAGCTAGGCTCTCTCCAAAGCCAGCGCGAAGTTTGGGAGTCACACTGGCAAGAGATTGCTGATTATGTGGTCCCCAGGAAGGCTGATGTCACGAAGAAGAGAACTTCTGGTGACAAGCGCACCGAGCTAATCTTTGACTCTACCGCGATTCATGCCGCTGAATTATTATCTGCGTCTCTTCATGGGATGCTCACAAATGCATCAACTAAGTGGTTCTCTTTAAGATTCCGTGACAAAGAACTCAACGGAAACGACGAAGCAAAGGAATGGCTTGAGTCTGCTGAAGACACAATGTATGCGGCGTTTGCCCGCTCTAATTTCCAAGAACAGGTCCATGAGCTTTATCATGACTTGATCACATTTGGGACAGGCGTGATGTTTATTGCGTCTGACAAAGAGCAAACACTGCGTTTCCAGACTAGGCATTGCTCTGAAGTCTACCTATCTGAGGATGCGAATGGCCGAGTTGACACAGTGTTCCGTAAGTTCAAGATGCCCGCCAAAGCAGTCATCGAGCGATTTGGAGACGGGGTTAGCCAGAAAATTATAGACAAGGCGAAAGTAAACCCTTACGAAATGCTAACTCTGGTGCATGCGGTGTACCCCAGGTCTGACAGAGACCCTAAGTTACTGACATCTCAGAACAAGCCTTTTGCGTCGGTTTATATTGACCCGGACTCCAAGGTGGTGCTGAGTGAGTCTGGCTTTGATGAGTTGCCTTATGTCGCGCCTCGCTTCTTGAAAGCATCGTTTGAGATTGGGTACGGTCGATCACCTGCAATGACGGCTCTCCCAGATATCAAAATGCTTAACAAGATGTCTGAAGTTACAATCCGCGCGGCCCAGAAACAGGTTGATCCACCGCTAATGGTCCCAGATGATGGATACATGTTGCCGATTCGGACTGTACCTGGGGGCCTAAACTTCTATCGCTCAGGCACTCGTGATCGGATTGAGCCTCTCAACACTGGCGCAAATACCCCGCTGGGCTTGAGCATGGAAGAACAACGCCGGAATGCAATCCGCTCTGCGTTTTACGTGGACCAGCTAACTCTTTCACAAGGTCCGCAGATGACTGCGACAGAGGTCATCCAGAGAACCGAAGAGAAAATGCGGTTACTTGGGCCAGTTCTTGGGCGCTTGCAGGCAGAAATGTTGCAACCGATGATTCAACGGTGCTTCCAAATTATTGCGAAACAAAAACTGTTTAATGTCGCTCCGGACATTTTGCGTAACGTAGATATCGATATTGAGTATGTGTCGCCAATTGCCAAAGCGCAGAGGCAGGGAGACGTTCGCGACGCGCTACAACTCCTAGAGTTACTGTCTCCGTTAGCTCAACTAGACCAAAGTGTTATTGACTATGTTGACGCAGATGGTATGGCGAAATATCTGATGCAAACTTTGTCTGTCCCTGCGACAACTGTTCGCGGAGAAACAGAAGTTGCACAGCGCAGAGAAGAGCGGAAGCAGATGGAACAGCAAATGATGGAACAGCAACAAATGATGGCTGAAGCGCAAGCGATGGGCCAAGCCGCTCCAGGCATGAAGCTTATACAAGGTGGCGCTGAGTGAAAGAGCTTGAAGATCTTAGAAACAGTTATCGGTTAATTTTTGGCGCTAATGACGGGGAAACTGTTTTAGCAGACTTGCAAGCACGTTTTCATTGCCACTCCCCGTCATTTTCTCCAGACTCTCACGAAACAGCCTTTAGAGAAGGCCAGCGATCTGTCGTGCTGTTTATACAAAATATGCTGGTAAAACAAACACTTAATGGTCAATCATTAGAAGGATATCAAGACAATGTCGGAAGAACAGGTAGCTGAAGTCCCTGAAGAAGGGGTAGCTCAGTCTGTCGAGACTGGGGATTGGAGATCATCCATTCCAGAAGAAATTCGCGAGCATCGTTCGTTATCTACGATCCCGGATGTTGGTGCGCTTGCAAAATCATATGTGCATGCACAGCAAATGATCGGAGCAGATAAGGTTGTCATACCTAGCGAAGGCGCAAGCGATGAGCAATGGAATGAATTTTTCGCAAAGGTTGGCAGGCCTGCTGACCCTGATGGATATCAAATCCAGGCATCGGACGGCGATATCCCGGAAATGGTTGATTGGTATAGAAAAACTGCGCATGAGCTTGGGTTAAATGACCGGCAGGCTACGGAGTTGTTTGCTCGATACAGCGAGTTTGCGCAGAGCATGAATGCTTCTGGCGAAGTTAACCGAGAGCAATTCATTGCCCAGGCGGAAGCGGATCTTCGAGCGGAGTTTGGTCCAGCTTTTGACGAGCGACTAGATAATGGCCGGGCAATTGTGGAGCAATTCTCTGATCCAGGAATTATGGAAATGCAGATGGCCGACGGCACTTTGCTGGGAGATAACCCTGAATTTATCCGGATGGTTATGCACGTTGGAGAGTTTATTTCTTCCAGGATGGGCGAAGACCAGCTTGAAGGAATGAAGGTATCTAATGCCATGACTGTGCAAGATGCGCAGGAAGAACTTGCGAAGATAAGGAGAGAAGGTTCTCCTTTCTGGAAGAGCAACGACCCAGAGCATGATGCTTATGTGCGTCGAGGCCTGGAACTGCAAGAGATGATTCATGGATGATAGAGAGTTTAAACTTGAAGTTTTACGGGTTACACTAAGTTATAGCTCTATGAGCCAACAAAGGAATATCCTTGAAGAGGCTCAGAAAAACCTTGACTGGTGCTGTGCTCCGATTGACAAGCCAGTGGCCCGATCGGCTAAAGCACTAGCTAAGAGTGAGTTGAATCAGGATAAGCGTTAAGCCCCTGTCGGAAGCAGAATCCGGAATCTGCACGTTATCGTCCCGTGGTACGGGGTAGCGAGTTGATTATTATTTTTTGCAACTGAATAGGAGAGACGCTATGTCTAACCAAATCACTACTGCATTCGTGCAACAGTTCAGCAGTAACGTACAACTGCTGTCCCAACAGCGCGGGTCTATCCTGCGTGGGGCTGTCTCTGAAGAATCAGTGACAGGTGAAAAAGCTTTCTTTGATCAGATTGGTGCATCTGCGGCTGTGAAGCGTACTTCACGCCACGGCGACACTCCGATCGTTGAGACTCCACATTCACGCCGTATGGTCACTATGGACTCATACGAGTGGGCGGATCTCATCGATGACGCTGACAAAGTTCGCATGCTGATCGATCCTACGTCTACCTACGCGCAAGCGGCGGCGGCGGCAATGGGACGCGCAATGGATGATGCAATCATCGACGCGGCCATTGGTACTGCTAAGACAGGTAAGACTGGGGCAACAAGCCAGGCAATGCTTTCTGGGCATCAAATTGCAAACGGCGGGGCTGACCTGTCTCTTGCAAAACTCATTGAGACAAAGAAGATTTTGGATTTGGCTTCTGTCGATCCATCAATTCAGCGTCACATTGTTGTTGGTCCAGACCAAATCGAAGCGTTGTTGAACAGCACAACGGTAACAAGCTCTGATTACAATACAGTCAAGGCTTTGGTCCAAGGTGAGATTAATACCTTCCTGGGCTTCCGTTTCCACGTGTCTACTCGTCTTGCAAAAGCTGGGAACATTCGTTCTTGCTTTGCATTCGCAGAAGATGGAATCAAGCTAGCTGTCGGCAAAGACGTTGTGTCTCGCATCGATGAGCGTTCTGACAAGTCTTACTCTACGCAGGTTTACTACTGCGCTACATTCGGGGCGACTCGCATGGAAGAAGAGAAAGTTGTTCAGATTGACTGTGATGAATCAGCATAAGGAGATATGAATCATGGCGACTGTATATTCTAATGTTCGCACGAACCTTACTCAGAACGACCCATCTGAGTTCGTACAAGCCAATCAGCTTGGTGGCGTAATGCGTGTAGCCCACGCAGAATACGAAGCTTCTGCTTTGGCTAGCGGGGATGACATCGAGATGTTTGCTCTGCCAAACGGTGCTCGCATCTTACATGGCAAGTTATGCCATGATGCAATGGGCGCAGGCACAACCTTGTCTGTAGGCCATGCGGCTTACGTCAACTCAGCCGGGACTACTGTCGCGGCAGATGTTGATGAGTACAAGGCGGCGGCGGCTTCAACTGGAGGGCAGTGTGTTGAGGTAGCCAATACTTTGGCTCTTGGCGCTGGCTCTGAGGTTGACCTCGATGGCGAAGATGCTGACAACTCATTCGTTGTGACAGTAACAATGGGTGGTGCCGCAGGCACCGGCACTGTTGCGCTCACAATGTACTATGTTGTTGACTAAATGAGTCTGGGGGCGGCAACGCCCCCTTCTCTTAAAAGGAGGTTGCATGGCAACTCAAGTTGAGATTTGCAATAGCGCATTGACTCAGATTGGCGCAACCACTATCGCTTCTCTTACAGAGAACAGTAAGAACGCTGAAGTCTGTAACCAACGGTATCATTCTATTAAGCATGCCGTTTTAAGATCGCACCCCTGGAATTTCGCAGTAACTAGAGTTTCGCTCTCTCCTACTGGAGCAACCCCTGCATTTGGCTTTGCAAGTGAGTTTGCTCTCCCTCGCAACTGCCTCCGCGTTTTAAACCTAAGTAAGCTAGATATCCCTCATAGGGTCGAGAAAGACAAGATCCTGTGTGATGAGGGGACCTTAGAGATTATGTATGTCGCAGATGTTTCAGAGAACATGTTCGACGGCCTATTTGAAGAAGCCTTGATTGCTAAGATCGCGGCAGATATTTGCTACCCCATTGTAGGTAGCGTCAATCTTGCGGATTACTTCCGGTCTGTTTACGAAGAGAAACTGAAAGAAGCCAGGTTTGTTGATGCTACCGAAGGCACTCCGGCGAGCATTGATAGTGTTTCTGCGGCAGGCTCACTAGAGGCAGACGTATTTATTAGATCGAGGTTCTGATGGCTAAAGCGAGTCCTATCCAGACTAACTTCACAGCGGGCGAGCTTTCTCCGCGACTAGATGGGCGGACCGATGTAGCTAAGTATGACAACGGCTGTAAGACGCTTGAGAACATGTTGGTCCATCCACAGGGCGGCGCAACACGTAGACCTGGAACAAAGTTCATTGGCGAGGTTCAAGATTCGTCTAAAGATCATCGGCTAATCCCATTTGAGTTTAATGTTGATCAAACTTATGCCGTTGAGTTTGGGGACAATCAGGCTCGGTTTGTAACTAACGACGGGTTCCTTGTTGAGACTAAGCAGGTGTATGACACAGATGCGCTCCCTTCTGTTGGGTTCGGAGTTGTTGATAGCTCGGTTT